ATGGGAGAGAATATAAAAATAGGAATGAAAAGTCATTATCTATTAAAGACTATATATATAGTAAATTACCAGAAGAGTTGAAAGAGACTTATGACGAGTTGTTGAGATACGAGAGAGAGAGAGTCCCTATAGCTAAAGTAGAGAGCTTATTAGAGAATAAGGGGAAGGGTGCTCGCCAATATCTCTTCATCACCGCCTTAATAGCCAACAATTTTAGCATAGCTAAGGCGGCGAGAACCGTGGGGATTACGCGTGATACTTACTATAAGTGGGTGAAGGGGGATATGGATTTTGGGAGGGTTGTAAGAGAGATAGAGGATATAAAAAAGGACTATATAGAGTCAGCGTTCTATAGATTAGTGAAAGCAGGGGAGAGCGGGGCGATCATCTACGGGCTGAAATCCAAGTGTAAAGATAGAGGGTATGGGGAGTCTTTGAGTGTGGATAAAAGGGTCAATATAAATGGGAGGGTAATTTTGGACGATTTGCCTTTGGATATACGTGATAGGATTTTAGAGAGTATCCGTAATAGGAAGATGGTGGTGAGTAAAGAGATCAATGCCCGCCCGTTGTTACCCACCAACAGTAAAAAAAATGAGGCCATTAACTAATAACTATATATACTTATAGAGAAGTATATATATACAACATAATAAAGTATATATTATATATCCTATTTTAAAGAAGATGATACCATTAACTAATAATGGATATGATATATACACAACATAACAAAGTATATATATACTTATAGAGAAGTATATATTATATATCCTATTATGTAAAAAAGATGAGGCCTTTAACTAATAACTATATATACAACATAACAAAGTATATATATACTTATAGAGAAGTATATATACAGCATAATAAAGTATATATTATATATCCTATTATGTAAAAAAAGATATAGGTATATATATATCTATATACAATTTTTTTGTAACCGACCCCGCTACGAAGGCGGGGGGGTAATAAAAGGGGGGGTGATGACTATCGTACCATTATATATCAATTTTTTGTTTTTACTTTATATACTTTATTACTACAGGGTATTATTGATACCCCCCTATTTATTTACCTATAGGGTTTTTAGTTTTCTACCCCCATATACCCCCTTTTTTATTTTTATCGGGTGTATTTTATTTTTTTGTAGTATTTTTTGTTTTTACTTTATAGACTTATTACTATGGATAATGAATTAGATGATTTTGAATTAGATGATTTTGAAATAGATGAATATACTGTGGTAGGTAGTATTTGCCGTAGTAGTTTTTATCGGTTTGTTGTTGAATTTTTTGAGGCATTCCTTAGTGAGCCTTTTATTGACAACTGGCACATACCATATTTATGTGGGGTATTGCAAAAGGCTGCTGAGCGGGTATTTTTACGGCAGCCTAAAATTGGTGATATTGTGGTGAATATACCCCCAGGTACTACTAAAAGCACCATATGTAGTGTCATGTTCCCCGCATGGGTATGGACGCGGATGCCTGAAGCCCAATTCATTACTGCCAGTTATACTGATGGAGTGGGGCTGGATTTGGCATTGAAAAGCAGGGATTTGATATGGAGTGAAAAATATAGGGCTTGTTACCCTGAGATTGTATTACGGCAGGATCAAAGTGTCAAAAGTTATTTCAAAAATACATTAGGTGGTAGCCGGTACACGGTGGGTGTGGGGGGACAGGCCCAGGGTATGCACGGGCATTTTTTGATTGTGGATGACCCGATTGACCCTGAGCGCAGTGCGTCTGAGGCTGATTTGAAGACTGTGAACCGATGGATGACACGTACATTACCTACGCGAAAATTGGCTACTTTTAAGCGGATAGCACCTATTATTTTGATTATGCAAAGATTGCACCAAGATGACCCTACTCAAACTATGCTGGATATGGGTGGGGGTAGTGTGCAGCATATTTGTCTGCCAGGTGAAATAACGGATAATGTGAGGCCGGTGGAGGTGAGGGGGTGCTATGTGAATGGATTACTTGACCCTGTGAAAATGCCTAAAGTGTATTTGGAGGATTTGCGGAGACAGCTGGGTGAATATGGTTATGCGGGGCAGATATTACAAAGCCCCATCCCTGAAGGCGGTATGATGTTTAAGACTAAAAATATCATCCTATCTCAGGTACCAGATGATATAAAATGGGTTAAACGTGTGCGGTATTGGGATAAGGCGGGAACACAAAATGCAGGGGCCAGAACGGCGGGGGTAAAAATGGGGAAAGATAAAGAGGGTAGATATTGGATTTTAGATACAGTGAAGGGACAGTGGGGGGTGGATGAGAGGGAGAGACGGATTAAGGGCACGGCTATAAATGACGGGGTGGAGGTGAAGATAAGGGTGGAGCAAGAGCCTGGGAGTGGGGGGAAAGATAGTGCTTTGTGGACTGTACGCAATTTGAGTGGATTTTCGGTAGATGTGGATAAGGTGGGGCAAAGTAGTGGGAATAAAGAGGTGAGGGCTGAACCCTTTGCCAGCCAGGTGAATATAGGGAATGTTTATATGGTACCAGGGGGGTGGAATAAGGAGTATTTGGATGAATTGAGGAATTTCCCCCGCAGTAGATTCAAAGATCAGGTGGATGCCAGTAGTGGTGGTTTCAACTTTCTAAGTAAGCCTACTGTCAGGGCTGGTGGGGGATGGCAGACAGAAAAAGGAATTTATCACGGTTTATTCAAAAAGACTTATAATTGAAAGGATAATCAAATGCATGTGAAAGAAAAACCATCTACCAAAAAACCAAATGTCGTAATGAATGAATTGGCTACTTTAAGACGTGAGATGCTGGAAAGATTACTCAATCCTGCCAGAAATATTGATACTGAATGTCAATATCCTACAGATTTAACAATTACTGATTATAAGGAATTTTTTGACAGACATGGGGTGGCTAAAAGGGTGGTAGAGGTGTGGCCTGAAGAAAGTTGGAAATTGTTGCCTGAGATATATGAGGCGGAAGACAAAAAAGAAACTGAGTTTGAGAAAGCTGTAAAGGTTTTGTTTGAACGAATATCTGTGTGGTACTATCTTAATCGTGCTGATATTTTGAGTGGTATAGGCCAATTTGGGGTGATATTGTTGGGTTTGAATGATGGGAAAGGCCTGAATACACCGGCTCGTGGGATAAATAATCGTGGGGAGAGAGAGGATATAGGGGAGGGGGGGAGGAATGAATTACTGTTTTTACAAACCTTTGATCAGTCTTTAGTAACAATAAAAGAGATTGAAAAGGATGTATCCAATCCCCGTTATGGTTTCCCTACATTGTATGAAATCCAATTTGGGGGGACCAATACTATTGAACAAAAAGTTGTACATTGGTCGCGTATAATTCATTTGGCGGATAATTGTACAACCAGTGATGTTTTGGGTGTGCCCAGAATGAAACCTGTATATAACTATCTTTTGGATGTCAAGAAAATCGGTGGGGGTAGTGGTGAAATGTTTTGGAAAGGTGGTTTTCCAGGATATAGCTTTGAATTAACACCGGAGGCGGAGAAGGGTGGAGCGGTGATTGATGAAGACAGTATGAAAGACCAGTTGTTTTTATGGGGGCAGGGTTTGCAACGATGGTTAATGCTGACGGGGGTGACGGCTAAATCTTTACAGCCACAGGCCATTAATCCATCAGGACACTTGGAATGGCATGTCCGGTTAATAGCTATGACTTTGGGAATACCATACCGGATATTTATGGGGACTGAAGAGGGGAAGTTGGCTGGGGTACAGGATAAAAAGGTTCATAACAGTCGTATCTCCAGGCGGCGTGAAACATATTTGACACCAAAAGTAATAAGACCATTTTTTGATAGGTTAATTGCTTTGGGTTGCTTACCTACACCGGAGGGGTATTCGGTAGTGTGGCCAGATTTGGAGTCGCCTACTGAAGCGGATATTGCGGATATAGCGGCGAAAAGGACTGAGGCTTTTGCTAAGTATGTGAATGGTGGAGTGGATGCTTTAATCCCACCGTCTGAATATCTTTCAATTATACATCAGATGACTGAAGCTGAGACGGATATGATTGAAAGGGAGAGGAGGAGGTATCACGGCGAATTGTTGGATGATAAAGAGGAAGAGGAAAAAACAGAGGAAGAGGAAAAAACAGAGGAATGAATAAATTTGATGGAATGGCCCGCCAAGCGTTTTATCTAATCCCCAGCAACGGGCCTTCCATTTTTGAAAGATAAAATTATGGCTACTATAAGATATGACCCAACCAGAACAACTTTGTTGCAACGGAAGTTTTGGGGGGAAATAAAACGTAGATTCAATTGGTTGTATGCTCAAATAGCAGATTGGTTGGTAGAAAAGGATATGTTGGGTTTGAAGAGAAATGAAAGACCTTTGATCTTTCACTCTGCAGGTCATTTTGCTTTTGCTACTGACCCACAAAAGTTGTCGATTTTTCAAGGTTGGTTGGCTGGTCAAATTAACGCAGGCCTTTTGTCTGTGTCTGGGCGGGGCGTAGTAGGACAACCGTGGACATATGAGTTTGTTAACTCGGCGTATCGTAGAGGAATGATTAGGGCATTTATGGATGCTAATAAATCAAAATATGTCCTGACCCAGCCGGATTTCTATTTGGGGGGTAGGGAACAATTTTTGAGGAGTGCTTTTGCTCAACCTGAATTGATGAGCAAATTACAATTGTTAGGTTCACGTTCATTTGAACAGTTGAGGGGTATTACTAATACAATGAGCCAGCAGATAAGCACCCACTTGATGAATGGATTGATGTGGGGATCATCACCTTTGGAGATTGCTGGGGAGATGAGAAAATCTATTAGCAACTTATCCCGTAACAGGGCCAGGATGATAGCCAGAACAGAGATTATTCATGCTCATGCTGAAGGACAATTGGATTCTTTTGCTACGTTGGGGGTGGGGGAGTTGGAGTTGATGGCTGAATGGAGTACGGCGGGGGATGGATTGGTGTGTGAGGAGTGTGGGGGTAGAGAGGGTGAAGTGTTTAGTATAGAAAAGGCGCATGGGATGATACCTTTGCATCCTAATTGTCGTTGTTGTTGGATACCAGCGGAAAAAACAGAAAAGCGAAAAAAATGATTAGCAATAATATAATAGGCCCAGCCAGTGGTGGCCCCCCCTCAACGTGGAACTGAGGAAAAAACGCTGGTGACGTTTCCCCTGTGAGGGTGGGTTTGGAAGTTTTCCCACCCTCACTATATTATATTATATTGTAAGTAGTGAGATGAGAGAAAGATGGCAAGATTGCCAGGGATGCGGTTAATAATATAAAAGGATGTTGACTTGTCATCTTTCTCTTGAATATAAAAAAGTGAGATAAGAAGTGAAAGAATGCTAATCAATGGCCTTAGCCCGCTGGCATACTGGCACAAAAGCTCAGACTTTGATGTTTCTTAGAGAAGCAAGTCGGCATTTTAGAGACGTACCCGACTTAATGTCCGAAGTTGAAGATAAGCATAACGTTAAAGAGTGGGACGTATGCATTATGAAGTGTCGTATTTGTGGAGCACGATATGTTGCCATTGTCCCGACAATAATGGATAACGACGGTAATGAGTGTGCTAATTGTCGAAATATGACAGCTAATGTAATTGATGATAACGAAGAATAAGTTAAGGATTTGAAATGGGACAAAGAGACATTCACTTCTACGGCACTTTAGCTATTGCAAAAGCTGCCAGTTATTCCGACGCAGACGCCAAGTTAATCGCTTGGGCTGATGAAGAAACGGATTATACCCTGCAATGTCAGTGGTATAATCCGCATAGGT